TCGGATAAAAGTCTGGACACTCTCCCATGAGACCTTCCGTTGCGAGATAGCGCCTCAGTTCTCTTAGCTCTGAGGCGCTATCGTGTTTGGGCGGATATCCTCAATAATCGCTTGCATGATTTGTAATTTGTACGCATAGCCCATATTGGCGAAACTCTCCGGTGCGATGGGGAGCATGGTCGTCTGCTCCTCATCCACGTAAGCATCCCAGGACTTGATAATCTTGGGCATTGTCTCGTTGAATGCCTCGCTCCCGGCGTCAAGCTGCGCAACCGAGTTGTCTGTGACTGCGTTGGGATAATAGACAATCGTTAAGGTATCATCCCCGATAGGGATGGTGACTGAGGCAGTATTCGCTGCCATCTTGCTAAGCGTTACTGGCATTGGTTGCCTTTCTAAAGCGCCGTGAGGAGCGTCGTGACGAGAAATTTATGCGCATTCGCCCAACCTGCATCCTCAACAATCTCAAATTCCCATTCCTCCGCAAACACGCCGTCTTTATCGGAGAATGGACTAGGCTTACTCACCTTCACCGCCATATCATGTTGGAAGGTCGCATATGCCTGCGCGACCGATGCGACGGTCGGGGTGCCGCCGGTGAGGGCGACGTTCGTCACCCCGACTGCCGACATATCCGAGGCAAGTGCGCCTGAGAAGGTGAAGATGTACGGGCCGCCTGCACTGCCTGTCACGGTACAGTTTGTGCTCACTGTAGAGAGCAATTGGAATGCAGTATTGACCGTGGCGCTCGTGAGTCCTGCGCTATAGGTAATCAGTGCAGTAGTCTGCCCCTTGTACGAGAGGGTGAACGTTCCACCCGTAGCGCCGCCGCCAATCGTGACGGTCTGCAAATTGTCGATAATAAATCCCTGGCCCTGTACCCGTAAGAATTGCGTTGAGCCTGCTTGCAGATTGGTGAGCGGCGTCATGCCCACAGCATCAGCTTCCAGCAGCAGCTTGATCGTGCTGGTTGGATTGAGGTCAACATGCGCCGACCATCCAAGATTGGCACGATTGAGTGGGAAGAACATTCCATAGAGGTTCCCAAAGTTGAAATCAACATTGAGCACTTTCAAGAGTTGCGTCGTGCCAAGTGCGCCGAAGGTCGGGTCAAGATACACATTGAAATGCTTTCCTGCCGAGGGTTGCAGCGCAACAGCAGTAGGCGTGGATGTCATGGTGATTGCTCGTTGCAATGCCTGGGCCAGCACCTTGCCACCTATGGTATAGCCTGCTTTGCGATCGCCCTTGTAGCCAAATTCAGAGATGAGACCGTAGTTGACTTTGTGGTTATAGATGGCGTTGCCCGAGGCGTTGTTTTCGCCTTGCTCAATGGTGTAAGTCTGAGGCTGCACACTTCCGGTGAGTGGCGGCGTGAATACCCAGTCTTTCGCTGTGGCTGATGCGCCGTGGGCCGTGATGACCGGCGCGCCACACACACCGGCCAGCGCATAGACGATGCCGTTGTAATCCAATATGCCGGAAAGCGTTCCCTCCACCCATTCGCTATTCTCAATCACAATTGAAGGGTACTTGCGGCCCGTTGCTGTAAAAGGCGCAACATCAGCCATCGGCCCAAAGACGATAGCAAAGCATTGCAAGAGCTTATTTGCAGCAACGTTCGTGCCGGGGGTCGTCTCCAGACCGAATTGCAGAGTTTGGTTGATGCTACTGCGCTCAGGTGTCCATGGCATAGTTCATGCTCCTTGTAATTCTATATGGTAGATTCCTCCGAGATGGCTCCAGGGTTGACCATTGATGAGTTCGCCATAGGCAATCGTCTGCTCCCGGTAGCAACACAGCACGCCGCCCGATGATAGGCCCACGCTGCGCACGCTTTTGAAAAGCGCGTCAATGCGATCTGCTCCTGTAACAAGTACTGCATAATTGCCGCCTGCCCCACTTGGCCCAATCATTTTTATCTGTAAAAGGACATGCACAAACAACCGAACGGCGTTCGCAGTGAGCATATCCGTACCTGCCTGCTGGCTCACCAATGCGAACGGTGCTACTGTGTCCACCGGCGCATATTCCCTCCAGACACCACCAACCGCCGCCACCATTAAGGGTGCATCGGATTGCATAGTACTGGCCACCCACTGATAGGCTTGTGCTGTTTCCACTTTTCACCCCTAATGCGGCAACCTGCTTTCAATGCGTGCCATTCTCGCTTCAAAGCCTGGGCGTGTCTGCTCGATGCCTGGCTCGAAGAACGGGCGTCCTGGGAAAAATCTTGTCCCATAATTTTGAAACACCCCATAACTCGCTCCCACAATCACGAACTTCGTCTGCTCATCTGGCCCATTCTCGACATGCACGCTATCATGCATGTAGCCAGTCTTGACTTGCCCATTCGAGATGATAAAGCCCTGGATATTGTGCTTGCACTCAACGGCCGTTTCCGAGACGATATCACCAAGTATCCCCGGCAAAGCATTGGCTATTTGTGAGAAATTGTTGAATGAATTAGCCATCAGTCACCCCCGTGTCGTTCCCGTAGGTTGCCACTCTTCCAGGTACAGAATGATGTCCGTATTGTTCTCGTCGTAGTTGCCGACATCCTGTATGCGGTAGATATGATTGCCATACACCATCCTCATGTTTGAACGTACGTTCACACCGCGCCGCCAGCGCATGAATGCCCAACTCTTGATGCCTGGATAGAGTTGCTGCGCCATCACCCGCTCATACGGCATCATCGTCCTAAACGTGATAGGCACATTTGACAGCCCAGGCACATCTGTCCAGGTGCCACCGTCAGCAAAGCCTAGCCCACTCGAAACGCCCGTGAGCTGCTGGAAATGCGCGATAACATGGCGGCCCGATGCATGGCTTTGAACAAGTTTTCTGCTACTGGTTGATGGCATTAGAGCATCACCTGTATCTCTATGATGCTTACCTTGCCGTCTTCCGTTCGCTGGTATTTCGGTATGAGCATAGGAAGCATACTGCCTTTTTCTGGCAAGGGAAGTGCATAGCTCTCAACGATAACCACCCATTGATAGAAAGAAAGATCGAAGAAAACGCCGATGATCGTGTACTTATCAGGTAAGAGTAGAAGGCTCTGGAACGTATCAAACAGTCCTTTGGCTTCCATTGCGTCCCAAATGATCTCACCTGACTTCGGTTTCTCGATCTTCACCGATGCAAGTTTTACAAGATCGTCGCTCACATTAAGGCGAGCACGCCCCTTTACTTCAGTAGTCATAACACTCACTCTTCCGTTCCCCATACATAGCCGCTTATAGTGGAGGTGATTGTCACATCCAGAAAGAGCGCGTTATTGACGGTCGTAGACAGATACCCGTACTGACCTAAACTCACCGACACTTGTGCAGTAGACACCGCCGCTGTAGGCGGGAAGCGCAGAAACTCATTCGTCCCACCTGTTGCATCCTCAAACAAAATACCGACATTTGCCACGGTCGGAAGCACGCAAAAACCGAGTAACCTGAACCGCTTCCCAGAGGTAGGAGTCCAGACAGCTACGGGCGTCGCGGCTGTAATCGAAACTGCCTTAATTGGTTTGAAGACATAAGCAGGTGCATTTCCCCATACATCAAGTCCTATGGGATTTGGCATAGTTTCATCTCCCCTTTCCGGGCATTAGAGCACCCATACCTTATTGCCCATGAATTGATCTTGTATCTCCGCAGGCATATCCTCACCCACCCGGTTCTCATATTTCCAGGCAATGAATTGCAGCAAGGCCAACTTGAGATCAGGCGGTAACGTTGCGTATCCACACGTATACGTCAATCTGTACTGATAGGCCGGTGGCGGATACTGCAAGTACACCAGGCCAGGAGAGGGCAGGGTGTCCACTACATAATTCGCCACCGGAGGACTCCCAACGGTTGCAGGCCACGTTTGCCACGCATTGAAAGCCGTGATGCGGTACTCAAAGAGTGAGACCGCTGTGAGTGGTGGCTGTGGCAACTGCAACACGAACGGCGCAGGGCTGAACGGGTTCGCTCCTAACGACTCGTTGTACTGGTAAAAGTCCTGATCGTACAGGAGCTTAAACCCACTGAGACTACCAGCATTGACTTGAGGCATCGTCCACATGGCTTGAATGGTCTGCGGCGCAAAGGCCAGACTGCAAATCTGCTCTGCAATCGTGCGACACGATTTAATCAAAGCAGTCAGCACCAGATCATCGTCGGTGAAGTCCACACGCAGGTAGGAGCCGGTCGTGGTGGAGCGCAACTCCAACACATCAATCGGCTCTACCGTTGGTGGGACGGTTACCGCCCAGTCAAGTTTCAAGCTATCGACCATGCCTCACACCTCACACTAGCTATGCAGCCGGTAAGATCATCGGCGAGAACAGGTGTGCCAGCAGCGCATACGCCGCGCCCGTTGCGCCTGACTCTGTCGTCACGATCTGTACGTAACGCTTCCTGCCGATATAGTCGATGCGCTGCACAACTGCCGTGGCCGCCGTGATGCCGATGAATGTAGACGCTGTGCCGTATACCCCGACTTCAGGGTTGGGCATCAGGTCAGCGGCTACCACAGTCGTCCAGGTTGAGTTATCATCACTCTCGTTGATGGCGAATGTATGTGACCCGTCAGTCCACAGGCCAGGGCATAACTCAAGCGTGAGCGCCGCATAGCCGCCGTTGCGGTAGCGGTCAACGACGGTCGTTTGTGCAGTCTTGTAGACCGCAGGAACAGAAAGCTGGATTGTCCAGAAATACCTGGACGGGTTTTTTCCAGTTGGGCCAATAAAGCTCATTTATTTGTCCTCCTCACGTTTGTGGTGTTCCGGCGGGAGTCCGTTCAGTTCCAGGTCTTCCAGCCCGACATGCACGAGCGCGCCGCACACCTTGCACGTGTATTCGTGATAGGTCGTTCCCTCGACATCAGGGAGTTGCACGAGTTCGCCGGTGCAATTGCCAACGCCTACCGGAGCGGCATCAGTAAGGATTTCTCCATCTAACATGTTTCTCTTTCCTCTCTTTGGCATGAGCTTATCCGACCTTCAGGACGCTGATGGCTTCAGGAAGCACGACCTTGCCTCCCACTCTTTGACGCGCTAAGAAAGCAACCTGGTTCTGGATGGCGTACAGTTCTTTGAGCGTTTGGAACGTCAGTCCTACACGGTCAACAATCTGGTAGCCTTGCGCGATGTCCCCAAAGATGACGGGGAACTGACCGGCGGTAAACGCGGGGAAGGTACCGCCTTGGTTGGGCATATCGGGCATCTCGACAATCGGACGACCGAACAAGGTCTCGGAGAAGACATCACCGAACATCGTCCAGATCGGGCGGGTCGTGGTGTCAGCGAACAACCGGCATATCCCGATAGTGGAGTTAGACATGAGCCATGTTCCTGTGGGCCGATAGCCTGATTTACCGACGTGCATCAAGTTAATGAGGTGGTTAGGTTTAAGCACCTGCGTATCAGCCGAGGGCGAGGTGTAGCCATTCATGCCGCCGAAGCTAGAGAGCGCCGCCACCGTGAGCAAGCCTTCAGGTCTGGCTATGCCGTTCCCCGAAATGAACGCGGTGCCTTCTTTTTGTGCAAACTGACGGGTCAAACGCTTGAGGATGTAGCCCTCAACATCAAACACGCTGTCTTCGAGATTTTGACGAGAAATTTTCAGGTAGCCGTTGAGTTCTCTTGCATAGATTTCTACCATGCCGAGGTTCGGGTCAGGACTTGCTTGATAGCCCGTCTGCTCATCTGACCAGAAAATGTTGGTGTCTGTCGCGCCCTCGGATGGGATGAGTAACTTCTCACCACCTATCGTCTGCGTGTCGGCATAGGCGCGTAGCGGTGAGATGAGGAAGAGCTTCTGAATGAATTTGTCAGAGAGGTCGGTGCCAGCAAAGAAACCGCCCAGGTCGGCGGCTGCGCTCACCATCACCTTCTGTTCGGGTGTGAACTGGTCATAGTCCATATGGTTGAAGGAGACATACGACAGTTCTTCACGGGTAAGGGCTGAGGAGTCACCGCCCTTACGCATCCATTTTTCGAGGGCTTTGGTGGCCGGTGGCTTATAGGAGCCAGACATGGAGCCAGGGTAACCGCCTGCAACGGGTGGGCGCTGCGCGGCCAGCATGTTCTCTTTATTTTCAGCAACGAGCTTTTTGTAGTCCTTGATCTCGCCGCTGATCTTGGCGTTGATCTTCTCAAGTTCTTGCCGCGCTTCCGCTGCGATGGGTCCGCCCTGGCTGATCTTGAGTTCAGTTTTCGCTTGCTGCTCTTCGAGCGTATGAACACGCTCATCTAAATGTTTGTTGAGTTTCTGGATTTCTTCAGTGAGCTTGTTCAGCTCTTCATATCCAGCCATATAATAAAACCTCCGTTCA